GCAGTCAACGCGGCAGTGGCAATGTCTAAGTTGCTACAAGTAGCATGTGGTGCTGTCTACACAGACGACGGCGAGATCATCGAGTTCGACATCAAGCATCGTTACAACGTGCTCAAGGAAGTCATCGAGGAGTCAAGTCAGAAGGTGCTGGTCTTCGTGCCGTTCAAGCATGCAATTGACCTCGTAGCACAAAAACTGACTGCGGACGGTGTGACTAACGAGATCATCCGAGGTGACGTGCCTGTGAACAAACGTACGGATATCTTCAAGCGGTTTCAAGAAACACCGGAGCCAAAGGTTCTAATCATTCAACCCCAGTCAGCAGCACATGGGGTTACCCTAACAGCGGCAAACACCGTAGTGTGGTGGGGGCCGACTGCCTCGCTCGAAACGTATGCTCAAGCCAATGCACGAGTCCATCGTGCAGGACAACGGCATCCTTCGACAGTTGTTCAACTCGCTGGCGCAGCCGTTGAGCATCACGTTTATAAGCTACTAGATAATAAAATAGACGTTCACGCAAAGATCATAGATTTATACGACGATCTACTTGCGTAGCACGCAGAACTCTGTTAAACTACACTTCCCTTTTACCAAGGAGCTATCATGCACCCCGAAGAATCAAAACGAGAACTTACACCTGAGAGGTTAGTGCGTGTCTACCTCAAGATGAAGGAAGCACGTGAGAAGTTAGCTGCTGAATTTAGAGAGGCAGACGACAAGATCAAAAACCAAGCCGACAAGGTTAAGCGGGTTCTCCTGCAACATTGCAAGGACCATAACGTCGAGTCCGTGAAGACGGCAGAGGGCATGTTCTACCGCACGACGCAGAAGACCTACTTTACTAACGACTGGGAATCAATGGGCAAGTTCATCGTCGAGCACCAATGCCCTGAGCTTCTGGAGAAACGCATCCATCAAGGGAACTTGAAGCAATTCTTAGAAGAGAACCCCGAGCTTCTGCCACCCGGGCTGAACGCTATGACTGAATACTCAATCACTGTAAGGAGAAATAAAGCATGACCGCGACGCTTGTGCCTATTGAAGATCTAGCACGTACGCTCACCGTGTCGGTGACTACTGTACGTAGTTGGGTGAGAACGGGTTTGATCCCGGGCGACAGGTATGTCAAGATTGGCAACACCTATCGGTTCGACAAGGAGGCAATCATCGACCACTTTAGACCTAAGAAGTCAGTACCGGAACCCGATCCCTTGCCGCCCCCACCCCCGCCCAAGGTCGAGCTTAGTCCTGAGATGGAACAGCTTGTACTTGATTTTTTTGCTGAAGATAATGTTGACATAAATCTTTGAGGTAACCATGAACGAACTATCCCTATTTGGAAATCGCCGCTCTTCTGCCCGCCTTGCTGATATCGCGGATGCTATCACTGACAATGTAAATTCTGGCAACATCAATCGTCGCCTGAGTCTTGAGGGTAACCTGTTCCGTGAAGTCATCAACGGCAAGGAAGTCCGAGTCAATGAGGAGCGTGCTGTTAACGTAGTTATTATTAACGCCGCCCCCATCTCCAAGATGTACTTCGCCGAAGCGTATGTCAAAGGCAAGCCAGCGAAGCCCACTTGCTGGTCTTCAGATTCGCAAGTCCCTGACCCCGCAGTGCCAGACGACCAACGTCAATCTGCTCGTTGTATGGATTGCCGCCAAGCAATCAAGGGTTCGGGTCAGAATGAAAGCAAAGCATGTAAGCCCCAGCAGCGTATTGCTATTGTCTTTGAAGGTGCAATTGAGAAACGTGAGGTCTATCAGTTGACTCTTCCGCCAACAAGTATTTTTGGTGACCCATCGGAGCATGGTGGCAAGATGCCCCTGCAAGCGTATGCCCGTTATCTTAAAGCTCACGGCGAGAAGGCAATTGGTATTGTGACCGAGATGCGGTTTGACGTTAGCTCTACTCCTAAGCTGGTGTTCAAGCCAGTCCGTCCGCTAGAAGATGCCGAGTTGGATATTGCGTTGGAGTTGCGGGACGCTCCTGATACTCAGCGGTATCTAAAGCTCAACGTATCGCAGATGGACAAGGTTATTCCTGAGCCGCCTCCTTCTTTGTTCAACAATGCTGAACCTGAGCCAGAAGCCAAGCCGGATTCCAAGCCGAAAGCCAAGGCTAAGGTTGAGGAAGTCGAGGAGATCATCGAGGAACCGAAGAAGGTTGTTAGCAAGAAGACTAGTACCGCTCCCCAAGCGGAAGCTATTGATATGAGTGATATCGTAGGCGATTGGGACGATTGATCGCGTAGTCTTCAGGCGAGGCGGTTGGGGTATGCGTACCCTAGCCGCTATTTTTTTCTTCGTATGGGGCGAAGATGCAAGCGAAGGAATTCCTAGAGTCCGTCTTAGGATCAGACGGGTTCTATTGCACAGTGGGGTTGAAGGGTCCGAAGGATAACGTAACCCGAGTCCAGCGGCTGTTTGACAATCTTGATGATGCTGTTGATGAAGTATTCAGACTGGACGCGCAGGGCTTTAACGCCTATCACGCGCAAGCTACGTTTGAGACTGACAAGAACCGGAAGCAAGAAAATGCAAAATATTTAAAATCGTTTTACCTAGACATCGACTGCGGTGATGGCCCCAAGAAGGACTTCCCTACACAAGCCGAGGCGCTGATTGCACTCAGGACTTTCTGTAAGGCTGTTAAGTTACCCAAACCAACCATCGTTAATTCTGGCTATGGCTTACACATTTACTGGAGACTGACCGAGCAAGTCCCGGCTGACGAATGGCTTGCCGCCGCGAAGCGGTTCAAGCAGGTAGTTAACAAGCAGGGGATGAAATGCGACCAAACTTCCACATCGGATTCGGCCCGGATCTTACGTACTCCGGGTACACATAACTACAAAAATGGCACGCCTAGAGTTGTTACGGTAGTTGGGGAAGTCGCAGCCCCGATCCGGTTTGAAGACTTTAAGGACATCATTGGTGCTGTACCTACGCCGGAAGGAAACGCCAAAGCTAAAGCGGAATACGACCCGCTTACACAAAACTTAATAAGCAACTATCAGCATAAGTTTAAGACCATCCTGATAAAAAGCGGCCAGGGCAACGGGTGTGCTCAGATCAAGAAAGTTGCGACAGAACAAGATACAACGCCGGAACCGCTGTGGAGGGCGGGTTTGTCAATCGCGGCACATTGCATGGATCGGGACATAGCTATCCACAAGATATCCAGCAAGCACCCTCAATATAATTCCGAAGAGACCGAAGAGAAGGCCAACAAGATACACGGCCCTTACACCTGCGAAACTTTTAACACACTCAACCCGGGTGTATGCGAGGACTGCCAGCACTGGAAGCAGATCAAGTCACCGATTGTGCTTGGCCGAGAAGTCAAAGAAGCCGACGAAGAAGATAACGTAGTACAGACAAAGAGCGCGGAAAGTATCACGATTCCAAAGTACCCGTTCCCCTATTTCCGTGGGGCTAGCGGTGGTATTTACCGAAGAGACAAGGACAAGGATGGTGACCCCAAGGAGGTCTTGGTCTACCACAACGACCTGTACGTAATGCGTAGGATCAAAGATCCAGAAGCTGGCGAGTCCGTAATGATGCGCTTGCATCTACCAAAAGATGGGATACGGGACTTTACCGTACCACTAACGTCCGTCACGTCACGTGACGAATTCAGAAAGGTGATGTCGTTAACCGGCGTCGCTGTCATTAACCCGGAGCATCTTATGCACTACACAACCGCATGGGTAAATCAGTTGCAAAACACAGCAGTTGCTTACGAAGCTAGAAGACAATTTGGATGGGTCGGAGACAAGGATAATCCTTTGCAGTCATTTGTTGTCGGCTCGATAGAGATATTTCCAGACCGGATTGATATCAGCCCCCCATCTGTAGCGACCGCTGGACTAGTACCGCTATTTCAGCCAGAAGGTTCACTAGAGAAGTGGAAGGAGTTAGCGGAAGTCTGGAACAAACCCGAGTACGTGTTGCATCAATTCATGTTCTGCACTGGATTCGGCTCACTCCTCATGGAGTTGACCGCACATAATGGGGGGACTTTTCACTTCACGGGCGAATCAGGCAAGGGTAAGAGTACAGGTTTGTACTTAGCAGCGTCCCTTTGGGGTGATCCCATGCGGGTTGTCTTAGATGACAAAGACACCTTTAACTCTAAGATGAACAGGGCCGAGGTCTACAAGAACCTAGCGTTCCTTATGGATGAGATGACTAATACATCTCCAGCCGACTTGAGTTCCTACGCTTATGCTGTGCCGAGTGGGATGCAGAAAAACCGCATGTCTTCTAGCGGAAACAAGGAGCGGCATCGCGGCAAACCTTGGAAGCTAATAGCTGTTAGCACCGGCAACACAAGCATGATTCAGCGAATCGGATTGTTCAAGGCGTTGCCGAAAGCGGAAGCCTTACGGATTATTGAGATACATGTACCGGATGATTTGCCCAAGCTAACCAAGGAAGAGCAGGACAACTTCTACGCAGGTATCCAGAATAACTTCGGTCATGCAGGTCCGGTCTTCGCGCAGTACATGCTTAATAACGTAGAGCAATGCAAGGAAGTGCTGGCGCTTGTCCGCAAGAAGATTGATGAAGCGGCAAACCTACAAGCAGATGAGCGGTTCTGGTCATCTATCTGTGCATGTACTATCGCTGGTGCAATCATTGCCCGTAAGGCGGGGCTGATCAACTATGACATTAAGGCGTTGACCAAGTTCATCCTTAGTGAGTTGGCTAAGTCCAAAGAAAACAATCTTGACTTCAAGATGGGCGCGGAGCAGTTACTGTCCGACTACATGGCCGAGAACTACAACAACATCCTTCGCATCAAGAGCACGGACGACGCACGTAAACAGTCAACCGGGTTAGATCACCTGATCCTACCGGATGCTACGCCGAGGATGCAGTTAGTCGCTCGTTATGAGTACGACATTAAGAAGCTGTACCTGCTACCGAAGCCGTTCAAGATGTGGTGTAGCAAGCAGCAGATTGATTACTCTAATACCATCGAGGCGTTGAAGTCTGGCCGAACCAAGCTCAAAAGGGAGAAGATCCGGCTAGGCAGAGGCACTCATATGAACATGCCAGCAGCAGACGTGTTGACCTTACTTTGCCCGTTTATGGATGGTGGCAGTGACGCAGGGTAGATTTTGGCTTGACGATTTAGACCCGGACGGCCTTGTTATCAAGGTCGAATGGGGTAAGTTTATTGTTGGATCGTCTATTTTCGTACCAGCAATCAATCACGTGAAGCTCAAGGAGCAGATCCTTGATATCGCCAAACGTAAGGGGTGGGAAGTAGAGACGCGGCGTCGGGTCGAGAGCAAAATTTTAGGGGTTCGCGTCTGGAGAAAACTGTGATACAGTGAAACCTGTTCGTGTGTCTCCTGAAAGGTATTTTCCCCCGACAGTGTGCGGCAACGCCCTCGGGGGATTTTTTTGCCTAGTCCTCTAGCTCGTCATCAGAGAAGCTGTACTCCGAAGCATCTTCCATAAGCTCGGCACGCATTGCCTTACTTAAAGTAATACCGCGATACATCTCAGCCGAAGTCTTGGCGTGGGCCTTTAGCGACTCAATAATTGTGTCAGCAGTAACAAGACCGGGATACTTATCACCGAGTTTGCGTAGCTTATCCAGCACCTCGTCATATTCACGGTTATCACCTTCACGCATTGCCACATATAGCTGCCCCAACAGTTTCGTCTTCTGTTCTGTGACGTACTTGTCTTTAGCTTTGAGCGTGGTGTTTTGCTGGATCTGCTCAATGTAGCGTTGAGGTGCAAAGCCCATCATCTGCATGGCAACCTCGTACCCATTTGCTTTTGAGGTTACCTCGTCACCGCGCATAGTCTTGAAACCTTCCGTATCATAACGGTTAGCTTTTAGGAAGTTAGACAAAAAAGCCGGGGCCATTTGCTCAATACCCCGTTCAACTTCCCCTTCCGATACTTTCTTAGCACCATCAAAGATACGTTGGGCAACGCCAAAAACTGGACCGCCCAGACTCTCAACCGCTGCTTTAATAGGATCATCGGACCACTGAGCAAACCGAGGATGGCGGTAGATCAATCCGTTAAAGCCAATCCGCGAACCGATCTCGGAACCCGTCAGGTAAGTAAGCAGCCCCTTGTAGTAAGACTCACCGATAGCTTTACGGACCCTCGTTTCAAAATCATCCTCATCGTCACCTTTCCAGAGCGTGTTATAAGCGGCAGCGGCAATGTCAAACATCGGGACCCCCTGCACACCAGCTAACAACGCGGACATACCGACAAGACCTACGATCTGCTTCTGGGCAATTGCACGTTCTTCGGGATCTGCATCCGCATAAGCGGTCTGCATTGTCTTGAACAAGTACCTGTACATGGACGCGCCATAGCGTTTGTACATTGTTGTAATGTGGCCGATTTCACTTTGCCGGGACAGCAGTGATGCAGTCTCTTGCCCTGTGCCACCGTTGGTAAAGTCAGTCAGATAGATTGCGTTGTTAGCTGCAAATTCTTCCTTTTCCTGCTGAGACATTTTCTTCTCGGCATCGGTAGCCTTGTCGGACTTAAGCCGCTTCAACTCTAGGTTGTACGCGGTGATCATCGACACCTGCCGATTGAATCGCTCCATCATATGGAACGGCAGACCAGCTAGACCAGACGCACGTGCAACTGCCCCGTCAGAGCGACCCGCATCAAAAATATCGTACAAGCCAGAACGTGCTAGAGCATTTTGACTACGTGCAACCTTAGCCAGCGTCTCAAGAGATTTGAGCTTGGAACCTTTTGGAACCTTGTCGAAGTCCACGTTATCCAAAGAAGGCAACCCACGAACTGTAATCGACTCGCCCTTCTCACCTTCTTTAAGCGTCGAACCATTCAATGGCACCGTGGTGCTTACCTTACGGGTAAACCCTGTGGATAAGAAGGTAGCTATTGCCTTGGTCATCTCGACGGTTGTGCTAGCTGGTCCGTAGCGACTAGCAAAGTTGGTATATACAACAATCGGTAGCTGCGCGGTCTGCACAAGTGCGGACGATATGTTGAATCCGAGGGTGTATGCGTAAGTTGCAGTAGCCGCAAACCGTGAGGTGGTAGACAACTGAGTCGGGTTCATGCTTTCGGAGATGTGCTCCCGAAGTTTCTGGCCCAAGTACACCGCACCTTCATCGCTACGTTTGGTCTTGATTGCCTCGTTTAGTTCAGTATCAAGTTTGCCGAGAATAGAAGCGTACTTAATATTGGCAATCTGTGCGGAGGTACTGAACACCTTTTCTTGCATGTCCGCAATCGCATCTTGCCTAAAACCAAGAGTACCTTGCCGAGTATGGAACGCCCGGGCAAATGACGTTTCCGGCAACGTATTTAGATACATGTCAATCACGCTGTCGATGACAGTAGGATCAACTTTCTTGGCTTCCATCGTCGTAAGGATCTGATTGACGAATGAAGTCGGCGGGGCTTTCCTGTACGTCTTTTCGGATATGTTGCTAAATGGAGTGATTTCTGTAGCACCCTGTTTCTTTAGCTCTTCAATAGCATCCGTGCGGTCGGCCTTGTTCTCGAAATGCTCAATGTACATTTCTCCATCGGGCGCGTTATACGACAGCCGGTATTTACCCTTACGTACTAGTGGGAAGTAAGGCTCAAGCCCACCCCGCTTAACCAGCTTCTTGAAGATGTTCTCTTTAAGTTTTTTAGCAGTGTCGGGGTCGCTAACAACGTCATCAATACGGTTGCCGATTTCATCTTGGATCTTCTTGTACAACTCCCGGTACGCATTACGCATCATCTTGTAGGTTTCTTGTCCTTCCTTACCAAGCAAATTGTAGTCGGCCTTGATGCGGTCGTACTCTTTTAGTTTCTCTTTGTCGCCGTCGTACGTGTCCCGTGATTTAGACGGATCGACTTGGGACAGGGTGCTGCCGTATACCACCTTATTGAAGCGGTCGTAGGTTTCAGCAGGTACGGACTTGGCCCAGTTAGCAGCTTTGCTAACTACGGGCTTTAACGCATCCATCGCTTGGTCCTGATAGCGTGCCTTCGCCCGAATTGCGTCTATTACTTTCTGTGCTTGTGGGATCTTATCCTTAGCAACATCGACTAGAGTTTGCAAATCGACAAACCGATACACACCGTTGAGGAAACCTTCTTTCGCGGTTTGGTAAAACTGTGCGGCGTTACGCGCCACACCGGGGCGGTTGGTCGAGAACTTACCGTATGGGCCGAATGCGTTAGCTACAACCTTAGCCCCCGTGCCGGTAGCCGCTGCCTTGTAAAGCACACCTACGTTGCGAGTTTCTGGCGACGGGGAGATAAGCGTCTCGATCAGCCGGTCTGCTGCTGACAACGCAGTCTCTTCTAACGATTTGGTTTCCAACCCGACCTTGGAACGAAGCCAGTTGCCAACCTTATTGGTGAACCGGTCCCATGCAGTATGGTTAGTATTGGAAACGACAATCGAGTTAAGCCGTTGCCGGAACGCCATGTTGCTCCACGCTTCAGACGTAAACTCATGCACATCTTGGGCGGCATAAAGATCACCAAGCAAAGGCTTGAGATCATTGAACAACTTGGTAAGTTGACGAGTATGTGGGCTGGACGGGTTGTCTAGTTCGTGAGACAAGGCCGAGTGCGTTACTTCATGCAACAGCACGTGGGAGTTCATTCCCGTAGCCGAATCGAGATAGATGGTATTGGTCTTGGGATCAAAGTACCCGGGGATTGCCTTACCAGCCTCATCGACCAGATTATCGGTAACTTTAACTTTAGTTGTCCCAACCGTGCGGCTTAGGAAACCAGCAATCTTACTCGTAGTACCTTCGCCATTAGCAGCGATATGGTTGAGCACGCCTTTGAGGTTACCGTCTTTAAGCATCCCCTCTAGAACAGGATGCAGTGGCAAGCCGAGACGGGCGGTTGGGTCTAGACGAATCTTATAAAGCGGGCCAAAGATTGCATCAAGCGCACGGTCTAGTTTTTTGTTAAACCGCTCCACGCGTTGGGCAGCAGCATCGGCTTTGATTTGATCTCGCCTGTCTATAGCTGCTTCAGTGGTTTCAATGTCACTATCTTCTTGCGCTTCAACATATGAAGCTACCTGCTTCCTCTCGTTCTTGGCGTTAACGTCTCGGCTACGACCCCGGTCAAGAACTAGTTGGACAAAGTGCGCCTGACCAACGGCAGTATTTTGCTGTTCGTACTCGGCAATCATCTTCTTCAATTTGATTTGGGAGGGGAGACTAAGGTTGTTAAATACCCATTTAGCTGCTTGTTTAGCAGCATCATGCCCCATGCCGTTGAAGAAAGCGGCTTCGGCATCAGTCTCACCGACAGATCGCTTGTACCTACCGATTACTTCTAAGACTTCACCTACTTCGCCTTCTTTGACGTTGGCTCGTTTTTCTCCAAACGGGAATGCTACGTCGAATGCAATGTTACGGAGGTTATCTACCACCCGTTGCATCTTGGAAAAATAGATTGTTTGGGGGTCACGCTTTTTCTTGCGGAGTAGCCTTTGAACAGCCGCTTGGTCTTTTTTCTGGTCCGCGTCGTCGCCTACTTCTTCACGGTCATAGGTTGTATATGTGTGACTAATTTGATCGTGGAATGCCCGAGCAGCCGGAGTAGCTAGTTCCTGCCATGCAGATTTTCCTGTAGTAGCTTCGACCTTTGGCTCTTTCTTCTTGGCTTCGACCTTTGGCGCTTTCTTCCTAGCTTCTACCTTTGGCTCTTCCTTCTTGGCTTCTACCTTTGGCTCTTCCTTCTTAGCTTCGGGTTTAGCGGCGGGTTTAGTTTCAGTTTCGGGGGTGGTAGCAAAAGTAGCAGGGGCAGCGGAAGCAGTAGGAACAGCGGAAGCAGTAGGAACAGCGGAAGCAGTAGGAACAGTAGGAGCAGCAGGAGCAGCGGAAGCAGTAGGGGCAGGAGCAAAAGTTTCAGCGTTAGCAGCATCTAACATGCCGTGTAAGTCTGCCGGTATAAGACCTTTTAGCTTCGCCAGAGTTTCTGCATCTGTGCCTAGTGAACTGGGCTGAACTGTTTCTCCAGTTCCAGTTGGTCCAGCAGGAGTTGCAGGAATTTCCATTGCGCTGGGTGCAGGTGCGCTAGTTCCAACGGGGGCCGCGTTTGCTTGGGGTTCGCTAGGTACGCTAGTGCTAGCTCCAGTTGTTGGCGCGACAGGTGTATTAGGTATTGCATTGTCTGCCGCCTTGGTTGGTTTACCCGTCTTTGGATTGAAAAGGGATGTTTGGCCTTTAGTGGGGGCTTCGGGTTTAGTAATAAACGGGGCGGGTTGCACTTTAGCGGTAAGAAGAAGTTCCGGATTAACATCACTGTTAGATGCAAGCAGCCCGACTTCCTCACGGGTAAGTTCTTCCCCACGTACTAACTTACGTAGAGCTTCGTTAACTTGGGATGTAGTTGAAGTAGATAACGCAGGTGGCTTGTTACCCTTAGCCGATTCGTCCGCAGGGAATAAGTTCTGTTGCCCCGGCTGTGGAGATGGTGGAGGGGCAGGGCGTTCTAGTGGTGGTTGCCCTTGCATTTCACGGATTGCGTTGGCTTCTTGCGGGAACAATACGCCTTGCGCCCCCGGCGCAGCAGGTACAAAAGGTTCTTTTTCAGCTTCCGCTTTCTTAATAGCTGCAATTTCTTCTGCTGTTTGCCCACCTTCCAGTGGCAACTGCATCTGGTCGGCTTCAGTAATTCCTCTTGGCTCAGGTTGGGGCGGTTGTTTTTCTGATAAAAGTCCGGGTAGCCCCGCAGCTTCACGTGCTTCGCGCAATTCAACCGGGAACAAATCCCCTTGTGGTTGTCCTTCAGTGGGGGCTTGCGGCACTCTTTGCCGATCTACTGCTAATTCTTCAGCGGTGCGCCCGCCTTCAAGCGGCAACTCTTCTTGCCCTTTATAAACAGCAGGTTTTGCTGGCTCTTCTACAAGTGAAGGCAATCCGGCCTTAGCCCGGGCTTCATTAAGTTCAACCGGAAACAGATCACCTTGTGGTTGATCTTTAGTAGGCGCACGAGGAACCCGAGTTTGGTCTACAGCTAGTTCTTCGGCGGTACGTCCGCCTTCTAGCGGTAATTCCGGTTGCCCCGTAACCGTTGGAAACGGCTTGGATTCGGGGGTGGGCTTTTCTTCCGTAGCAGGAGCGGCGGGGGCTGCACCTTTACCTTTACGGCCAAGGGCTGCATCCAAAAGGAGGCTAGCAACTGCACCAACTCCAGCACCATATGCACCTTCTTCGCCGGAACCTTCAAGCAGCGCCTGATTGGGGTTATATCCATACTTAGCAATAGCGTTCTGAGCAACTCTTTGAGCGGCTTCAGTTGCACCTTCGACACCACCACTAATGGCGGCCCGGGTAATCATGCTCTTGCCGTACCGAAGTTCAGGCAACAACATATCAAGAAGACCAACCGGTGCGCCTAATAACGTAGCAAGAGCACGTTCATCTTTAGTTGCCCCAGAGGCTTCCGCCATCTGTCTAGCTTCACCAGCGCCAGCAGCGGCCCCAATACCTGCAATACCTGCCCTTACACCAAGTCCGGCAAGGCTAGCACCACCTGTAAACGGAGCAGCAGCAAGGAACGGAACAGTAGAACCGAAGGCTTCACCAAACTTACGACTGACAGACTCTTCGTAACCGGGAGCGGGTTTGAAGTATTCTTTAATCGGTGCTGCTGCACCCGATACCGCGCTACGAACAGCTTGCTCTTGCTTTTCTGGCAGTAATGCAGCTAATCCAGTAGCGGCACTTTCACCTAAACCAATTGCGCCGGGAACTAAACCCTTAAAAAATTCCTTGGTGCTGCCACCGAAAGTAGTGCGGGGTGCTTCAGGAGAGGGTTCGTACAGCGCGGCCTTAGCAGCGGCGGCTTTTTCCCGGGCGGTCTTTGCGGCTTCTTCAAGCTCAAACCGTTTTACTTGCCGGATAAGATCGGCATCGGTCGCATTATCTGGGCCTTCGATCCTATATTTAGTGCCGTTGGGGGATGCAATCGTATAGAAAGCCATTATCCAGTCCTAGTTTTGTTTTGGGTTTACTTCGTAGGCTCTCTAGTCACAGTATACTTACCCCCACTCCCACCCCCCAATGGGCTAGGCCCAAGGACATTCGGTAACCCCAAATCCTCTATTTGCTGATTCATCCTAACTTTCAGATCCGCTTTTAGTGCGTTGGCACCCGAATCAATTGCTTCAAGTTGTTTTCTCTGCGCGGCATTCGGTCCGGTTGAGGGTACTAGCGCCATTAGCGCCGCCCTTTCTTTTGCCGCCGCCGCATCAATAGCCTTCACGGCATTTTCTTCAATATTCACCAACCGCGCACGGTTATTAATGATAGCTTCCTCTAACCGCGCAGTTCTTCCTAGTTGAGCGGCCCCCATAGTAGCCCCAGCGGAAATACCTTGGCTCTGTAGGTCATATCGCCCCTTAATATTTGTAATTTTCTCTTGAACCTGCCCAGCCATCTGTTGCACGTCCCTGTGCATTTGGTTTGTGGCGTTTACTACGTCCATCTTAGTCTTGTTATCCCAACCGGCGATGTCCTTACGCGCCATTATTTCTGCATTGGCTACTTTTTCACGGGAGGCTAACTCTCTCTCGTTTCGTTTATCCGCAGCGTCAAAGCCCATCAAATTAACCATGGCATTCGTTGCCGCAGTTCGCGCTGCGGTCGATGACGTACGGACATTTTGACCTTCTTGACCGGCAAGTTCAAACCCTTTCAGAGCACCCGCACGGCGAGCCGAGATTTCTTTCTCGCCAATATCGTTCAAGTCGCTAAGGGTTTTGAGTGCTTCAGCATTTCTTCCGGCCTCGTAGTTTTGGCCGGTAGCAGCCCCACGAGCAAGTGCTATCCCTGCGTTACTAGCGCCAGCCATACCTAACAGGGTTTGCTTTAACCGTTCACGGCGAATATCTTCAGGATCGGAAAGCGTAGCGTGCCTAGCACGAAGCATATCTTGGTACTGTTTACGATCTCTCTTTTCTTCTTCAGTCAGCGCGTACTCTGACTTGAAGCCTTCCCGTATTTCTTGTGCAGCAGTCTTAGGATTTTCGGTCCCGTCAAGCATCGACATTATCTTACGTGCTGCTTTCGCTGCAATGGTACTGTCTTCCGGTTTGAGATTACCGGCTTCATCTTGTGGAGACGCGGCTTGAATACCAGTAAGACCGGTAGGAGCAGCTTGGGGGGGAGCAGCTTGGGGGAGAGTGGCAAGACCAGCGGCTTGTGAGGCAGGTTGTTGGGCAGCAGCTTCGGCAGGTGGAGCGGGTGGGGCAGCTTGAGGTGCAGGTGGGGCGGCGGGAGGAGTGGCAATACCAACCGGAGCAGCAGGGGCGGGCCTAACTGGACGAGCCTGTTCTGGTGCAGGAGCGGGTCTAGCTTCAGCGGGAGCGGGGGGAGAGAATCTTCCGGCGGCAGCGGCTTCACGTCCTTGTTGCGCTAGTAAATCTTTGGACCGACCGTACACATCACCCGTTACAAAAGCGTTAGAAACTGCTTGTTTTAGCTCAGGCACTTGATTCATAGCCCGACTTATATTTTCTCGGGTTGGTGCGCCACCAATAGAATTTGGACCAATTGCGGGGCTTTCCCCAGTTAGTCTGGGGTTTAATGTAACCGGAGGATTAGCAGACTGCCGATAAGCCGAACCAGAAATAATCTGGGAGCGTCTATTGTTAATAAACCTATCTACCGCATCTGGAGATACGCCTTGCCTGAGCAGTGTTGCACGAACTTCGCTCTCGTCAAATTTCATTTCCCCTTTATCACCACCACCAGCAAACGCAATAATGCCACCCGAAGCAAAGCCGGGAGCGGCTTCCATGTTAGGTGCAGGGTTCTGGGCAATGCCGGATTGGGTTAGCTGCTGGAGGTTTTGTTGTTGTTCTTGCTGCTTCTGTTGCAACAACGCCATCTGTTGCTTTTCAAGCTCCTGCTTTGTCATCCCCAACGCTTTCTGTTGGAGTTGATCTTTAATTGTTCCCGCCCCTTGACCTTGTTGCGCGGCCATCGCCATCTGCAACTCACGGGCAGCGGATTCTTTTTCTTTGGTCAGCTTCTGCAACGCCATAAGGTCAAGCAGATCCTTGCTGACCGAGTACTTCTGCTGGAGTGCTTGGGGGTTACCCCGATAGGCATCTACGCGGCTTTGCACATCTTGATCAAGCATGGTCGTTCCTTACCTTATTGACGTAGTAGCTGGCGTAGTAGCTGGCGTAGTAGCTGGCGTAGTAGCTGGCGTAGTAGCTGGCGTAGTAGCGGGACCACGAGCGGGACCAAAAGCCTGATCCCATAAACTCATAACCCCACCAGCCGTACTAGCCGCGTTACTAAGCATACTAGGCTGTTGATATGAATACGACTGCGTTTCTAACGGCAACCCTTGGAGAAGCGACTGCATATACTGAACTTGTTTGTACGGATAGTCGCGCTCATCTTCAAACGCTTTTTTGTCAGCCGCA